TATCGCCTTTTTTTAAATATTTAATTTGATTTTTAAAAGCTTCTCTCTCATCTCTTGTTTTTATTAAAAAATAATTTATTGGTAATTTATTATTAATATCATATAAACAACTTATAATTCCTTTACAGTAAGTTTTATTTTTAGAAGCATACATAATGCTAGAAACTTAATAATATTTTTCTACAGTTAAATATTATTATTTATAATTTATATAGTTATATAAAAATATTTATTTAAAATATTAATATTAGTTATTTTTGGAAAAATCTTGTTAATTTATTATATTAAAGTTTCTAGTATTGATTATTGAGTGTATTTAAGAATGTAATGGTTAAACATAACTTTTTATATACATACTTAAAAATAGAAAGGTATTTATAGAAAACTAAGGTTTCCTCACTATAATTTTAGAATATCTCATAAAGTTAGTATTTTTATCGAATATCTAATTGAATTCCGCCCTTTTTACCCGCTTTTGTTCTTTTAACAGAAGATCGAATGTTTAGAGATCCATTACTACTTACTGAAATATCATCTCTATTATTTGATGTTTTTGTACCATTTAATTCATTTAATAATTCATCAACACCAGAAGGACCATTCATTTTAGATTGTTGTCTTGGTTGTTGAGGCATTGGACCAGGTATATTTTGATTCATTTTCATATTTATTCCACTTTTCATCATATTTCCAATAATATTATCTTGACCGAATTCTTCATTTATTGTATTTCCCATGTTTTTCATAGCAGCTTCAGAAATATTTCTCATAATATCTGGATTGTTTTTTAAAATATCACTTAATTTTGGAGATGCAGATTTAAATAAAGAATTCGTTAAATGAAACATAAAACCACTTCCCGCAACCATTGCTATTAATTTTAATTCTGGAGGCATATTTACACTTTCACTATATTTTTCATGTAATTCTTCAAAAACTTCATCATAATCACTTACATTTTCCATTATATTTTCAGACCATCCTTCTAATTTTATATCAAATGGATCAAATCTACCATTTAAAAATTCTATTCCACTAACAGTAGCCATTAACATCTTTCTACTAAATTTAATACTTTTTTCAACATCTCTTTGTTTTTTTAATCTATCATATTCAAATTGCATATCTTCATATGATGAAGCCATACTATATCTTTTTGATGGAGGATATCCTTGTTTTTGTAATCGTTCTAAATTAAATAATAATTTTTGTTTTTCTTGTTGAATTTCTTCATATGATTTCTGTTTTACAGGTTCATCATCGTCATCATCATCATCATTGTCATCATAAGAACTTTGATTAGATACATTTTTATTCATATTTTTATTTACATTTTTATTTATATTGCTTTCAATAGAACTATAATCATCTTGGTCTTCATCATCATCTTCTTCTTCATTGGTATATTTATCATTATTTTGATTATAATTATTGGATAGTATTTCATTCGTTTCAGATTCATAAGAATTATCCATAGATGATGCACTTGATTCTTCTTCTGTATTATTACCACCTAAATTTTTTCTAGGATTTGCCATCATAGAAAAGGTGTTTAAAGGAACTTTTTTATTTAATAATGGTCGTATCTTCACTTTTCTACCATCTGGAATATTAATATTATTTGAATTATTAGATAACATCGGTTTAATATTATTAATATCATCTTTTTTAAAATCAAAATTTGTTTCATCATTATCAAGAATTATATTATTAATACCTAAAGGAATACTTGATATAGTTTCATTTTTAAAATCACCTTCTTTATTAATAATAATATTATTCATTTTTTTAATATATTTATATATGAAAATAATTTAATAAATATTACGCAAGATTCTTATTATTGTTCTCAAGGTAATAATTATTCACTATTTTTTTAGCTTTCATATATTCATCTTCTGTTATTTTATTATTATTATTTTCTGATTTTACAATACAAAATGAACTTTTTTCATTTATAAAATATTTTACTACAATAAAAAATAATAAAGATAATAATATGGATGATTTAATATCACGCGTTGCCATAAAAAATATAGAAAATATTACTAAAATTCTCAAAATGAAATATTTAGAAAATAATTTTTCCATGTTATTCGGTAAATCCATGATTAAATATTTTCCACCAATATTTGTTAAAAGCATAATACAACCACTAAATAATTTACTGTTTGATAAATTTATTAGTATATTATCAATCATATATTATCTTAAGAAAATAATTATAATTTTATTTTAATTTTTTATTAATTTGTAATTTTATATTTTCATATAAATCTTTTAATTTTAATACTTCTGTTTTAAAAGGTTCTATTTTTTCATTATTATTTACAAAGCTTTCTTTAATATAATCAATACTTAAATTCTTTAAATATTTATTATTTATTAATTTTTCTTGAATATCAATGTTCATTAAAATAATAACTAATAAAAATATGCATAATATTGTTAAATTATAATTTTTATAAATAAAATAAATAATTAATAATACAAATAAATATTTAATATATTTTTTTGATGTTAGTTCATTTATTTTTTTATTATTTGATACAAAAAATATTAATATGATAATTAATATAATTAATATTATATTTTGGAACATAATTATATATATATATATATCGAATAAAAATATAGAATTTAAATTTTATAAGGAATTAAATTATATTTAAAAATCTAATTTATATGTAGTAGATTATTTTATTATGTCTAAAATTTCTTATTGCTCATTAGAAGAAGCATGGGGTAATACACACATGACAAAAAATAATAATGAAAAAGAAACTGTTCAAAAAGAAACTCTTCATAAAGAAGTTGTAAATAATATGTTAGAATATGAAAAATATAGATTTAATCCTATAAATAAAGTAAATAATAATAATAATAATGAAAAAGTATATACTCCATTTAATGAATCTATTGAAAAAAAATATTTACAAGATAAAATAAATTATTTAGAAAATGAGTTTAAAAAATATAAAAATTATTATAATGATGAAAAAAATAATTATATAGAAAATTTTTCAAATAATGTAAAAGAAGAAGAAAATGAATCAAACAATAATACAGATATTATTGATTTAATATTACTTATAATTATTGGTTTAATTGTAATATTTGTAATGAATTCTATTTTTAATATGGGTAAATCCATTGGTGCTAAAAATAAAATGATACAGTAATTTATTTTTTTTTAGTTAAAAAACTAAACGAATGATAATTTTCAATTGGTTTATATTTCAAATTTAATTCATCAATAATATTTTTTTTATTTTCTTTTTGTGGTATATTATTTATTAATTTTAAATTCGGTTTTGGTAAAGACCATGTTATAAATAACATAAATGGATCACAATATCGTGCATTAAATCCTTTTTCATGTAATAAATTTAACATAAAAATGACACATTCTGTCATATTATATAATGGTAATCCTGGTATATATTCAGGTAATCTATAAAAACAAAATGTTTCTTCATTTAAGGATGTTTCTTTAATTTTTTTAAAACATTTTAAACTAATATTTTCATATATAAGTAGTCTATTTTTTTCTTTTTCTTTCTGTTTTTTATGTATTTCATTTACATTAAATAAATAAGCATTATCATTTTTATTATAATTTCCATAATAATCATAATCCATAAAATTCATTCTTATATTAATAATATATAAAAAAAAAGCGAATATATAATCTAATGAATATATATTTTCAAGAATTAATTATTAGTTCTGGCGGTAATAAAGGAATATCTTCTATTGGAATTTTAGAAGAACTTAAAATGTTATATCCGATTGAAAAAATAAATTTTTATACTGGTTGTTCAGTAGGTGCATTAATATGTACACTAATAAATTTAGGTTATACAATAAATGAATTGAAAAATATAGTATTTGAAATTAATTTTGGAATATTTCAAGATCTAAAACTAATAAACTTATTAGATAAATGTGGTTTAGATGAAGGTATTAAAATAACAAATTTTTTAACTGCTTCCATAATAAATAAAAAATGGAATCAAAATATAACTTTTAAAGAATTATATGATATTACTCATAAAACATTAACAATAGTCGTAACGAATATTACAAATGGAACTCCAGAATATCATAATTACATAAATACTCCTAATCTAAGTATATTATTGTCATTAAGAATGAGTATAAATATACCTATAATATTTTCACCAATATTTTATAATAATAATTATTATGTTGATGGTGCATTATTAGATCCATTTCCATATTATTATAATAAAAATATAGATAAATCAAATAAATTTGGAATATGGTTGTTAGATAAATATGAATATAATTTTATTAAAAATAATAATTCTATTTTTATTAATGAATTAACAAACTCTTTTAATTATTCATTTGAATTATTAAAAATAATACATATTAATTATATTAAAAAATTTTATAAAAAAATAAAAAATATTATATATGTAGATTATGATTTAGATAATATAAATAATTTTAATAATACATATGATGAAAAAAATAATATGTATAATTTTGGAATAATAAAATGTAAACTTTTTTTTAAAAAAATATATAAAAAAAATGCAAAAAAATATTTATTAAAAAAATATTTTTATTTATGGAAAATGAATTCCTTATAGTGATTCTAAATATTGCATGAATTCACTATGTGTTCTACCTCCATTATATTCTTGATAATCACTTGATAAACCGGCGGGATAATATCGGATTGTAGGGAATCCTTTAATATCCTGTGATTTAATTAAATCTTTATATTCATCTTGTTCTGAATTTATTAAAATTATTTTAATATTTCCATTATAACTATCTATTAGTTTATTAAATTCTGGCATTGTTCTTTTACAATGCCCGCACCATTCAGCATAATACATTACAAATAATGCACTACTATTATTCGATAGATCAAGATTATTATCAAATGCTTCTATTTCAAAAGAACCTTTTAGATCTCCAATATGTGCATTCATACCAAAACCAAGACTTAAAAATGGTGATACAGATCTAAAAATAGCTAATACAATTATTAATCCTATTAAAAGCATTACAATTATAAATAATGGATTTCTAATTACATTTAAATTTGTATTTTTCATATTTGTTTGTGCCATATTATATAATGTATATATATATATTTTTTTTTAAAAATAATATTTAAATATTATTTTAAATATTATTTTTAAAATAAAAAACTCTATTTTAAATGCAGAATTAATCTTTATAAATCTTTCATTTGCTTCTTTTTTAATTTTATCTTAAATACAAAATTAATAGATAATTCTTTTAGTTTGTTTTGATTTATACTAAAATTTTACATCCTATATTAGATGTTTCAGTGTTAAATATATCTTTTGGTAAATCTTCATAGAATGCTTTTACTCCGACTCCAAACATTACTCTAAAAACATTATATGTATTATTATTTAATTGAATAAGTTGATCCAATTGACTTAATGAGATTAATTTATCGAATTCGTTGTCAAAATCTACTTCATCATATTGTATTTTTAATATTAAATCATTTATGAATGATACTATATTTGAAATATTCTTGATATTTATACATATACTATGATGATTTTCTAAATATTTAATTGGTAGAATTATATCTGTTGTTAATAAATTTTTATTTTGTTGAAAATTATCATCAAAAATTAAATTATATCCACACATTATTTCATATTTAATATTTTCTTCTGTAAAAATATAATCATCATTTGTTTGTTTAGATACAAAATTCAATTTAATAGAATTAATATGTTTATTTCGCATTTCTGTTTTATGTAAATTAATATTTATTTGATTATTATCTTTACTGATAAATTTACTAGGTTCAACAAAAATAGAAGATGACTGAATATTCTTAATATTTTTACATAATAACTCTGTAGTTATGTAATTAGGAATAGAAAGTATTGATTGTGTATTTGATAGTAAATATGTGTTATTCATTATTATAATAATAATAATGTTTATTGTCTTTATATCGTTTTTATTCTTTCATAAAAAAAGGTGTTCAAAAATCCTAAATTCAGGTGTACGAAGTATTTGGTATGTAAATGAACAAAAGAATAGAAGCTTTTATAATATCTTTAGAATACATATTATAAAATAATACATAAATATTATTTAAAAATACTACATTTTTAAAATGGACTTACTATAATATTTTAAAAAATATATATTAAAATATTATTTAAAATATTATATTTTTTGTATTTTCATATTTTTTTAAAATTAAAAATTGATAGTATAAAATTATTTACTTACAATGAATACTTCTAAGAATATGTTTACACCCTTGAAAGACATGTTAATTAATCGTACTCAAGCAGGAAATTATGTAATGAGTATGTTAATTAATCATACTCAAACAGGAAATTATTTCATTGATTATTTAATTTATAGTTTAATAATAGTATTGATACCTTATATTTTTCAAAATTTTAAGCATATTAAAAAATATATAATTATTTTATATGATTATATTTGGAATAATAATATAACTTGTGAATTAGTGATTGAGGCACGAAATGTGATATATAATAGAGGTGGAATAACAATAAATAAACTTATATACTCCAATATTTTTCAATCTATTGTATATTTTATTAAAGTATTAAATTCTGATGAAATATATTCAAAAAGAGAACCGGATAAAAGTGAAAAAGATAATAATTTAGAATTTAATATGTTTATTCCAGATCAAATGAAACCTTTTTTCTTAAATAAAGATAGAACTATTCAATGTTTTATTAAAATGAATGAAGATGAAGTTTCTAATAATGGTAATAAAGAATTTAGAAAAAATCATGTAATTAAAATTTTTAGTAAAAATAAAAATGTAAAAATACATGATTTAGAAAATTTTGTAGATTTGTGTGTATTAGACTATAATAAATTTCTTAAGGAAAAAACAATGAATGAACAATATTATTTTTATTACAATCATTCTGAAGAAAATGGTGAACATTTAAATTTCACTAAAAGTATATTCAAAACGAACCGCACTTTTGATACTGTTTTTTTTGAAAATAAAAATACATATATTGAATATCTAAATAATTTCCTAAATAATTCTGAGTGGTATAAAAAGAAAGGTATTCCTCATCATTGTGGAATACTTTTACATGGTCATCCAGGATGTGGTAAAACAAGTATTATTAAAGCAACATTAGAATATACTAAAAGACATGCATTAGTAATTCCTCTAAATAGAGTTAAAACATGTCGTGAATTTAGTAATATTTTTTACAATTCAGAAGTAAATAATATAACTATTCCGATTGAATATAGAATATATATTTTTGAAGATATTGATTGTATATATGATATTATTAAAGATAGAGAAGTAGAACATAATAAAGAATCATCAACAGTAAAAATAAATTCTGAATTGGAAAATATTTTATTAAATATAAAAGATAAAACCAAACATGATGACGAGTTAAATTTATCGTTTTTATTAAATGTATTTGATGGAATAATGGAAACTCCAGGAAGAATGATTATATTAACATCTAATTATCCTGATAAAATTGATAAAGCATTGTTACGTCCAGGACGTATTGATATCAATATTGAATTAATGAAATATTAAAATCATTTTATGATGTTGAAGTCAGTTTGTATTTTAAAGATTATCGATTAACACCTGCAGAAGCAATGCTAGAAACTTTAATATAATAAATTAACAAGATTTTTTTAAAAATAAATTTTTTTAATCATATTTTTACGATAAAAATAACTAATATTAATATTTTAAATAAATATTTTTATATTTATTTAC